CATTGCACGGGCTGTGGTGAGAGATGATGACTGAACGTCCCGAATGGACAGCAGAAGCACCAACGGAACCGGGGCTCTATTGGTTCGCGTTGATCGGTAGTTGGGGCGCATTAAGGCATTGCGTCGTTATGCGAGCAACGAAGATCACCCACGAACTTTATGACTATCTCGAAGAGGGCGATCTATATGTGTTCGCCACAGAGAAACCGACGCCGGTTATTCAGATGCATCGTGTGTGGGCCGGACCATTGCGTTCACCGAAAGAAGAAAGAGTTGCGTACGAGGATCGTAAAGGGGAGAAACATGACTGACGAAGAAACCGTTTTAGTGGTGTGCCCGGCTTGTAAAGGTCCCTTAGTAGACGCGGGTGGATTCAAACGTTGTGATTCCTGCCATGCTACGTGGGGTGAGGTTGGCAAATCTGATGACCCGCAAACCTATGATGACGCGCCAAGCGTTCATCCTGATGCAAGCGGTAGTAATAAACCGCGAAGAGGTAGTGGTAAACTGCGTTTGAAAGACGGTGAGATTGTTGCGACTAACGATGATCTCGATGCAGCGGCTCGACTTGCTCTACATTTTTGGATCGATCAGCCGCCTAATCCTGGCGAAGTACCAAGCAAGGAATGGTTGCTCGGATTGGTGAGAGTTATCAATACGTGGACACCAGTCACGACACAACTTCCACCACCACATGAAACCGTTTTAGCGCGAGATGAAAAAGGCGACATCTATCAGGCAAGGGTATGCTTTGGGATGCACGCTCCGTGGTGGTGTGGACACAGTGGATTGAACTTTGGCGTGATTCTGCAAGACAAGGGAATCACGATCACAGCGTGGAGACATCACGGGTAGTTCCCTTATAAGGAAAGCAAAGTCGTTCCTAGCCCGGCCATTTGCCGGGCTTTTTGTTGTCTAGATGTTGACGAAAAGAGATTTCCGGGTAAGTATTCGTCGGATACCTAGTCCCCCGGAGGTATGTCATGGAAGAGCTTGTAACCGTTTTGCTCCCGGCGATAGCGCTTTGGCTTGGTCGCTATGCGTACGAGGGCATTCAACTGCTGCTCAACCTGATCAAGACAAAGTTGCCACTGTACGTTCACGGTTTGGCACTCATGGTCGTCAACTGGCTGTTGCTTCAGCTTGGCCAGTTCGTGGGTATGACAGTACCCGCAGGACTCGACGGCTTCACTCCCGAACTGGCAACGGCTTTGACACTGGCTCTCGGTCAGATGGGTTGGCACCACTTATCTCAGAAGGGCAAGCCCAAGGACACGGTAGAAGTTTAGCTGAACATGGTCGGGGTCTCTACGGCCCCGGCCCTCTTTTTCTTTTTTCTGAGCCTCTATGGCCGAACGAAGTCTTGCCACTGACGTTGTAAATGTGATCGATGAAGCGCTAAAAACGCTCGATCCTGATACGCGTAAAATGGCAGCAGATTATCTCAAGCAGTTCCCTCACGAACAACAACTTGCTGCAATCGATGAACTGGTCCAGATGACTTGGGCACAGACCCCGGTACCGATCCGCGAATTCATTCTTGGTGACGCTTACTTGAATTTGAAGAACGTGGATGGGACACCGGAAATCTACGGGATGCTCATGGATGATCTCGAAGAACTGTTCTCTGGTTCCTACATCGAGGCTGTGTTGACGGGCGGTATTGGGTGGGGCAAATCAGCTTTTGCGCGTCTGTGTCATTGCTACATGCTGCATCAACTTGGGTGTCTCGTGAATCCGGCCAAGGCGTACGGCCTGCAAACGGGATCACGAATCGTTTTGATCAATCTCGCGATTCACAAGAAGAACGCCGAGCAAGTTGTTTTTCAGCAAGTACAAACAATGGTGGATAACTCGAAGTGGTTCAAACGGCATATGCCACGAAAGCGTGAGCGGCTTGACCACATCGAATTTCATAATGGGGTTTGGTTGGCTCCGTTTGCGGCTAACGAAAAAGCGGTGGTGGGTTTCGATGCGTTCGGTGGGGTAATGGATGAAGTGAATGAGATGGCCTACGCTTTCGAGTCCACCCGTAAGATGCGCGGTGAAATCGTTTTCGATCAGGCACAGCGGCTTCGTGATGCCTTGGTCCGTCGTATGAAATCACGGTTCGAGCAAGTTGGACTGACGTTGCCCGGTATTCTTGTTCAGATTTCATCCTCGAAGTATCCCGGTGAGTACACAGAGCGTCGGATTAAGGAAGCCAAAGATGGTGACTCTAGCATCTTCTGGCGGCAGTATGCTATGTGGGAAACGAACCGTGGGAAATATTCTCCGACCACCTTCCGTCTAGCGCTTGGGACCAAAGTCAGTGCGCCGTTTGTGGTAGAGAGTGAGGCCGATAACCAAAAGGTAGAAGATTGTGAGCCTGAAGTTATCGACGTGCCGGATGATCTCGAAAATGAGTTTCATAAGGACATTCATTCAGCGATTCGTGATTTCATTGGCCGCTCGACGGCTGCAATCACACCGTTCATCGCACGGGTTGAAAAAGTTTTCGAGGCATTCCAGCGTGGCAAGCATGCCGGGCTCGAACATCCTTTCAAAGCTGAGTGGAGCACGCTTGGTGAAGACGATGGTTTGATATGGGATATTTGGCGCAAGAAATTCGACCCCACTGTTGAATACTTTGCGCATGGCGATTTGGCGAAACACAAGCTTGGTCAAGGTGATAGAGCCGGTATCGCGATTGGACATATCGCTGGAAAGAAACTCATAGTACGCTCAAACCAGCTTGGTCAAGAAGTGCAGATGATCGCACCGCATTACGTTATCGATTTTGTGATTCAGGTTGTTTCACCACCCAACGATGAAATTAGGATCTCGTGGGTCAAAGGGTTCTTTAAGGAATTGAAGAGCTACGGGATGCGGTTTCAATCGATCACGTTTGATCAGTGGCAGTCTCTATCTCTGATTCAGGATCTCCAAGATGACTTCATAGCGTTTGAGGTTGAAGAGTTTTCGGTTGACCGGACTGGCGAGCCCTACCAAGAATACAAAGACGCGCTGTACGAAGATCGGCTCGATATGTACGAGCATTCTATCGTACAGGCTGAAACAACAGCGCTAGAAAAAAACGAGAAGACGGGCAAAGTTGATCATCCACCGAACGGTTCCAAAGACTGTTCGGACGCGATTGCTGCTGTCTGTTTTAGAATGTTGCAGCACACACCGATGGAAAAGCCGGTGATGATGGCCGGTCATACGGCGTTGGTCAATGACCCGTTGGTTGACGCTATCGATGAAATTCGGATGCGTAAAGCTGCCGAGCTAGATTTGGACCCTGCTGCTGTGGTAGTTACGTTTGACGACATACTGTTCTCTGACGCCTACTTGGAAGACTGATGCCAGTACTACGAATGACAGCACTCCCAGCCGATCAATCACTGATCTCATTGCAGCGATTGAATCGAGGGCCAGCCGCGCCCGCAAAGCCTTCTGTTGTAGGCGGGTTAATTGCTGCGTACAACGCGCTTTTTGCAGCGGCACAACCTCCACCGACAATGGATACCGACATCGAGTTGATGTTGGCGCAGTCCGATGACAATCCTTTCTTTGCTGGGGGTGGTAACAGCGCTTTTTCTTTCCTTCAAGAACGACTTGCGCTTGCTCAAGAGCGGCGTAACATCTATCGCGAATACGATGAAATGCAGGACGATTTTCCTGAAATCAATTCAGCGATGGATATTTACGCCGATAACGTCGTTGCCACGGATGCCTATACCACAGAGATCGTTTCTATCCTGACTGAAGATGAACGGGTAGGGGCGCTTTTCCTTGTGGTGAAGCAGTTGCTTGGTATCGACATGGGCATGCGGACACGAGCGCGTGAAATCGCAATGGGTGGAGAGCACTTCGATGAACTCGTGTTCGATACGTCGGGTTTCATAAGCCGATGGAAGCCATTGCCGACACCGAGTATGATTCGGAATACCACCGAGTTTGGTTTGCTCCCCCAGGAAGAAGCATTCTCTCAAGTCAACGATGCGAACCAAGACGTACTCAACTTTGCTGATTGGCAAGTGGTTCATTATCGACTGTTGCGTCGGCCTGATGATGATTACGGCACGGGACTTCTGTTCGCAATTCGACGCCTCTCCAAGCGGTTGCGGTTAGCTGAAGACGCGCTTTTGATTACTCGGCTTACACGCGCGCATAAGAAATTGGTGTTCGACATTCCGGTAGACAATATGTCGCCTGCCGAGCGCCGAAAATATATCAATGACGTGAAGCGTGAGTATCGGAAGCGTCGTGTCATAAATCCTCGAACGCAACGGCTCGATCTTGAGAACAATCCTCTCGCCGCTGAAGACGACATTTTCTTGGGGTCAACGAAAGACTCCAAGGTGGAAGTGAAGGAGATCGCGGCAGATCCCTCTGTAGGAACGATCAACGACATCGAATTTTGGCAAAACAAACTCTTCTCTGCACTCATGGTGCCGAAAGCCTATTTGGGCCTTGAGCGTGACGTGAACGCCAAGGCAACGCTCACCGAGCAGGACGTTCAGTTTTCGCGCACCGTCCATCGAGTGCAAATGGCGTTACAGGAAGGGCTTCAAGAGCTATTTGATCGAGCGCTGATTCTTGCCGGATTCAATCCCGATGAAATCGAATACACACTTGCCTTCCCGGCCATTTCGTTGATCGATGAATTGCGCAATTGGGAAATCGAGCAGTTGAAGATTCAGATTGCAGCAGAGTATAAGGATCTGATTCGTCCGTCTGATCGTTGGATTTTGATCAACCTTCTAGGCTTTTCGACTACGGAAGCAGATGACATAATCAGGGATCAGGACCCCGAGCCTGAACCGATTATCCCGCCAGGGGAGGGTGAGGGTGGTGGTGAAGGTGGCGAGGGTGGTGAGGGTGGTGAGGAAGAAGAAGGAATCGGACTCGCATCTTTTGACGCTAACGGTAAGCCGAATCGTAACGGGCTTGAGCGATTGTTTTTGCGCGGTAAGCAGCTTCACATTATTGGGCAACGTGATTCGCGTAGGCAAGAAGCTGCTCGGCAATCAAGAGATCGCGAACAACTTGCGAATGAGATGATGAAATATCGTGTCCTTGCTAACGGCAGGAAAAGGAGGGTCACGATTACCAGATAAATTCGGAGGATTACCATGAGTCCACTAGAGGCTATCGGTGGCATCATTGCGCTTGGTTTGATGGGTGGAGGATTGAAGCTCTATCTAATGAACCGCAAGAAGCCAGAGATCAAGCAGCCGCCGTCACCACGAATTATAGATGAAGACAAGGTAGTTGAACCTGAATCAGTTGAGCCCGAACCAGTACCGACTACCGTCGCTGCTCCAATAAAAGTGGCGAAGAAGAAGACGACATCGAAACGAAAAAAAGGACGAAGGTCGAGGAAGAAAAAGTAATGGGCGTTCTAGGCAAAAAATATGGAGGGAAAAACCGGAATGCCGGAGTCCAGCGTTTCAACGCACGGAATTCTGAAT